CTTGTTAGCAGACATGTATGCTTCCGCTTCCATTTTGACCATAACCTGATCGAAACTCGCGCTAAGCTTACCGTTAGCATCAATCATCTCTTCGATCTGTTTCTTCTCGATTCCTAAAGCATCAGCAAGTGTCGTTTTGATTGTCTCAGCCCGTTTCTCATAACCGGTCTTAATATTACCGTTAGCATCAACTAAGGTATTGTATTCATCACGAAGACTCTTAATATAGTCATACTCGTAGTCGATGTTGCTTAAGCCTTCTTTTCTTGCAGAATTAAGGTCATCATAAGCCTGCTTCATCTCACGGGCTTTGGATAATATCTTCTTCTCTTCCTCGGTAAGAACTTCAACCTTCTTAACAACCTTGTCGGTGTTACCGGTAACCCAGTCAACCAACCACGGAAATACAATACCGAGTGCAGCAGCAAGAACATTCACAATCAAGTCAGCAAGCACCTGAGATATCTTTTTAGCATTCTTCGCAAGAGCTTTACCAATGCCGTCAATTAAGTCAAGAACCAAATTTACAAGCTTGTCTGTGATCTTAACTGCATTTCTAGCAAGCGAATCGATAAGCATAAATATTATCTCAAGAAGTTCTTCAATCAGTCTAGGTGCATTTCGCCTAAGAGCATCAAGCAAACCGAAGATTATCTCAAATAATGCCTCAACAATCGAAGAAAGTGATTCAGCAATAAACTTGAGTACTTCCTTCAATAGCACACCTAAAAACACTCTCAAGTCAGGCAAAACATCTGTCAATGCCACAAGTGCAACCTTCAGCATCTTAACAAACTCTTCAGCAAAATATGGCAATAGGCTAATAATGCCCTTAACAAGTGATACTAAAGCCATTACTGCTGCGGCACCACTAGCTGCCAACGTTGCTAAACCTGATGCCAGCATAAGCATACCTGCACCTATACCAACTACACCAATTGCCAAAGCAATCAAAGACTTTGCAAGCTGGAAAATATACTTGATTGTGGGAGCAAGAATCTTTGCGGCAATAGCAATCATAGAAAATGTGGACGCAAGCATAACCAGCGAAGCAATGATCGAAACAACTCCCATTGTTCCAAATATCTTCATAGCTAATGCCAGAACAAGCAATGCAGGGGCTAATACCTGAAACGCAATAGCTATTTTGAGCATACCGTCAGTATTGAACTGCATAACCTGAATTGCACCAACCACAACTGCCAATACTCCAGCAAACGCAAGAATACCTTTGAACAGTTTCTTTGTTTCAACGTTTGAGTAAGCGATTACCGCCTCTGAAATATCTTCCAACGCATCTGACAATACCCACATAGCAATTGCGATGTTCTCAATGTCCTGAACGTCATTACCAAGAATTTTGATAGCCCCAACAAGAACCGCCATTGCACCGGCGAAACCAATGATGCCTGCCCAAATCTTCGGGAATCCAAGTTCACCCATTTCAGCAATAGCCGAAGCCATGAAGATCATAGTTAACGAAAGACCCATTAATGACAATGTAATCTTTCCAAGACCATCAGTTTCGTCCAATAGCAATTTAAACGATGTGACGATAATCGCCATTATTCCGCCAAACGCTATAAGACCATTCTCGACCGACTGAATGTCGTTAGACGCAAATATCTTGAATGCTGCCGCCATAGCGATCATAGACATGGCTACAATATTCATAGTCACACCAATACGCAACAAAGCTTTGGTGTTTTCCTGCATAATCCTGAATGCCGCAACAATCGTAGTCATAACCGCTGAAAATGCAGTAACCCCAGCAATGGTCTGATCTATGTCGTTAGACGCAAATATCTTGAATGCTGCCGACATTATGAGCATCGCGGTCGCAACAGAGTTAAGTGTCATTGTAACCTTAACCAAGCCTTTGCTATTTCTCTGAAGTGCAACGATGGATGTGACGATTGTTGACAGTACTGAAACGAACGAAATGAGTGCCGTTTCCAGTCTGGCGGGATCAAGAGCAGCAAAGGTCACAATAACCTTAGCAAACGAATTCATAGCATTGGCAAAGAGATTCATGCCTAAACCAAACGAAATCATTCTCTTTGTGTTGGGCATGAAATTCATCGCTACGGTTAGTGAAAATAGAATTCCAGCAAGACCCATAACACCGCTAAGCAGCTTGTCAGAATCAATATCTGATAACTTCTTAACAGCCTTAACGAGAATCATAATTGCCAAAGACAGTGTAATAAAGCCCGAAGCAATCTTTTCTGATCCACTAAGAATCTTAGCAACTGCTGTTAATTCAGCCAGCATCAATGTCAACGCACCCATTCCAAGTTGAAGCTTGTCCATGTCAAGTTCAGTAAGCTTTTTAAGAGCTGATACCATGATAAGTATCGAAAGTGACATACCAAGAAGCATACCAGCTACGTTCCAGAGACCTGAAAATGACGTTTTTCCAGCGGTTAATATCTTTAACGCGCCCATAAGCTCAACGAAGCCCATCGTCATCACTTCGAGTGCCCCGTGCAATTTTTGCTGATCGATATCGGCTAAATTAAGTAGAGATACAGTAAGAATACCTATCGCAATCGCAATTTTGAGGATGATGTTAGCTTTAATGCTCTGCTGCCAAGATGTAAGTGTGTCTTTAACACCGTTTAGAATACCCGTAACGTTTTCAACTAAGCTGCCAATGTTGTCTAAAACACCTCTTATCCCGCCAACTGAATCGGCAGATTCCTTTGCGTTTTTTGTTAAGTTTTTCAAAAACCCTGACAATTTTGAGGTAAGGGCGATTAATGCTCCAGACTTAACATAGTTCCAAATATCTGACGAATCTGCTGTGGCAAGAAGTTCAACGAACCGAGAAGATACCCGTTCGAATACAGATCTAACGTCACCTAATATCTTTAGAATTGTAGGCCCTATGGATTTGACGAAACCCCCAACAGCACCAACAACAAGCTTGAGGGCATCAAATATGAATCCCAAAGGACCAAGAACTCTACGAATCTTATCGCCAAATGACTCGATTCCATCGGTCTTAATATCTCCGAATCCTTCTACAGAGTCTTTAGCTATACCAAAAGCTGAACGGATTTTGTCCGCTACTGTAGTGAATGCTTTGGTGATGTTCTCTCCAGAAAATATCTCTCCTAAAGCTTTGAACGAATCCTTGATGGTTTCGCCTATAGAAGTAAATATCTCTTCAATTGACTTTCCGCTTAACTTCTTAATAAACTTATCTACCGCGTTGTAGGCTTTGACAATAGCCTGTCCAATGGCCTTAAACAGATCAATAGTACCTTTGATAACACGATTAAACGTGTCATTGGTCTTTAAATATTGATCTAACGCGTATACCCATTTACCTATAGCTGATGCAACGCTGATAATAGCATTGACAATTCTTAAAATTATCTTTACAGCCGGTCCTGCAGCAGCGAATACAAACTGACGAATTATGTCGAAGAAACCAAATATCCCCTTAAATATGTTGGAGAATCGCTCTCCAAGGTTGGACGGAATCTTGATTGAACTTACAAAATCCTTAATTGCTTTGGCTACTCCGGCTATTCTTGAGAATAAATCTTTCGGAATAACTTCGTCGAATACACCTTTGAATGCTTTTATTATTGGCGTAAAAACATCTTTGATGCTCTTAAGAACTGTGAACAAGTCTCTGAACGTGCTCTTTACGTTCTCAAGATCTTTATCACTAAGCATCAATCTTTCGGTTAACTTTCTAAAAGCTACCGAAATCTGCATCAATCTTGAGGCAGTCATTGGCGGGAATACTTCTTCGAAAGCACCCTTTACCGTTTCGATGACATTCCTAATGTTCTTCCAAGCATTGGCAATACCATCGAATATCTGCTCACGACCACGAAGCTTCTTCCAATCAGACAGTAAAGCGTTCCTGGCATCTGCAGAAGCGCCGATGATGCCACCGATCTCATTACTTACAGCAGTCCAAAGTTTCTTTGCTTCCTCAAGATTACCAAACAAAATCTCGAATGTCTGGGACCATCCCGAGCCAACGGCCTCCTTCAGAGTGTCCATTAACTGAGTGAAAGTCTTAACATCCTGAGCTGCGTCAAACGCTTTTTGTCCCAGCTCTTCGATTGCTTTGATCTGTTCCTCGGTATAACCAACACCACGAAGCTTCTCTTCATAAGCCTTCTTTTCCTCTTCAGTCATCTCTCGAATATCTGTTGAATAATTAGAGAGTGTCTGAACCAGAACGTCGGTTGTCATCCACTGAGCCGACAATGAATCGTTAAACATCGATGTGGCGGTGAATGCATCTGAAATTTTACCTTGAGCGTCTGTGGTTGTGGAAACAAATTTGTCTCCCTTTTGTTTAACTGTTCCGAGAGCAACTGCCGTATCAATCAATGACTGCTTAAACTCAACCGTTGACATGTTAGCGTTTTCGATTGACTTCCAGTCAATTAGCTTTACTGCACCAGATGACAATGCCTGTGCAAAGTTATACATCGCTCTGGACGCTTCTGCTGAGTTCGCACCAGATACGGCTGCCACATTACTTACACCCTGAATAGCCTTAACAGCGTTATCCAAAGATACACCAGAGTTGGTAAACTTACCAATACTAGCGGTCATGTCGGAGAACGAATAAATAGTCTTATCCGCATATGTGTTAAGTTCTTCAAGGTATTTGTTTACTGTCTGAATATCCTGTCCGGTACTCGCCATAATGGTCTGTACCGATCCCATTTTGAGTTCGTACTCATCGTAACCCTGTTTTATAGGTTCGATCGTTAACGAACTAAGCATTTGTTTTGCATGGTTGACTGCTGAGTTGGTAAGATTCGCAATTACAGTCATACCCATAACTTCCAGAGCCGAGAAACGATGAGAAACTTCGTCAACCGCACTGGACATGCTTTTGAGATTGAATTTTGACATGATTCTCTGGAAGCCACTCAAAGATCTCGTAGTATCGTCAAAGTCTAAGTCTTTCTTAAGCTTATTGATGGAGTCCATGCTCGTTTTGACATTCTTTTCGAAATCTTTGTTGTCAAATTGCATCTCTATGACTTTCTCGTCAATAGTTGTGCTCATCCTTTAGTGACCTCCTTCCAAATTTTATTAGCCATTTCGTCAAAAATAGGCTGGATTGCGGGGTTAATATAGTCTCGTCCTTCAACATAGCCACCGTTTCTTGTACCATGACCGTACTGAAGAACTACGGCAATATTAACCCCGTCTTTAACGTTGGTATTACAAAACTGTATTTTGACTTTCTCGCCTTCCTGAACAATCTTGTAATACCACGATTTTGCAGTCTCGCCAGTATCTTTCGGAGTAACTGATTGTAAAGCTTGAACTCCTTTAAGACCGTACATATGCAAGGTTGTTTCTTTTCCTATAAGGTCTTTAACTGATGAAAAATAATCCATCGCTTTTTTAAAGTCGCCTTTTTGCTTGAATTTAATCATTCCCATACGGTCTCACCTACCAATTTAAATAATGGTTACGTAATCAAGACTGATCCATCCGATACCGGATTTAAGCTTACCCCAGCCGGTTTTTGATCCCATACCGTTAGAAACTTCAACGATGGTGTATGCACCAGGCTCAATAAATCGAACTCTGTCATAATTAATGCCAGGACCTTTACGGATGTTAAGATCGGTATACTTAATCCGTACCTTGAACGGTGTAACGGGAGTCGGTGTTGGTGTAGGAGTCGGAGGAACCGGCTTCGGATCATCCCCCATAATCTTTGCAACTTCTTCACGAGCATCACTCATGTCTTTGCTCAGAACTATCGGGAACCAGTGATTAATATCTCCATGACCACTACCGAAACCGAGCTTCCAGGCATCGTGATGACAGGTGATTACAGGAACATCGACCATTTTACCGTTGACATCTTTCATCTTAACGGTTCCTTTGGGATCAAGCCCATACAGGGTACAAATATACGCTGTGAACTTAACCGCCTCGTTCCAAACGAGTTGTGCATACTCTTTATCGCC